TGGTAAGCCGTCTAAACGGTTAATTGGTTTAAAGCCATACGGAGCAGATATGGTTGGATACGCCATAATTATCTCCTTTAAATATTTATATTAATTACCTTTACCAAAGGATGTCGTAGATTTCTTCTCTGAGAAAAGAGGCATACGTGCATCACTTTGTTTTAAAAAGTTGTTGTCAACTGCATCGGCTTGTTGTTTTGCTTGTGAAGCATAATGAGCCTTACGTTGTGCAACAAACTCTTCGGGGATCTTACAAAGTAATAAGCCACCAATTTCAATACCGTCTTTAAAACGGCTATTTTGGTCGATCATTAACTTCATTTCAGGGTGGTCCGCTAATTTAACGGGTTCCCATCCTTCACGCATTTTTGAAGAAACATTTAGATTATCAGCTTCGTTCATGACACTTGTACGAATCCAACGGTATGCCCAACCTGGTACCTTTTTAAATTCAGGTAATAGTGAGGCAGGTTTCCAGCTATCTGCACGTTGAAAATCATCTCTTGTATCTTGTTCACGATCTAGTCTTGTATTATCCATTTCTATTCTCCAATTTTAAAGTTTCTCTTGCATATTGTTCCGGTGTTAGACCAAATTTTTTGGCTAACGCTACTTGTGTTTTAGTCAATTTGACTTTTCTGGGCGCGGTAGAACGCGTGGCCGGAGCAACTACATTTGAAGGTTTTGTGCGCTCGGCGGGTTTTTCCTCGTCTAGCGTTGCATCCCCAAAGTATTCTGGGAATCGTTTTTGCATCGTACTATCAATACGACGGTAATAATCGTCAGATGTAGGACTTACCCCACTTCTAACTAATTTTTCATGAAGACCTAGCGCTAAGCTGGTCATTTCTTCATCTTTACCAAACCAATCGTTCTTTTCTTGCCAAGCTACGGCTTTAGAATCAGGTTTTGGTACTGATGGGCTGTTTTGTGATATATATACATCGTTTTTGTCGTCCTGTAAAGGCTTATTAAAACGACGCTCATAGTTTTCAGTCTGAGATAAACGCATTTGAGCATCATTCATCTTAGCCTGAGCTTCAATAATTCTATCTGTTTCGCCCGCATTATAAGCTTCACGATAATCACGCTTGGCTATATCTAGCTGATTTTCTAAAGAAGATTTTAAAGCTTTTATATACTCTTCTTCACCAGAACTTAAGGTTGTTTTTAGCTTTTTATTTTCTTCAGAAATTTGCTGAGCAAACCTAATTGCTTCTTCTTTTTCTCGTTCTGCTGCTTCTTTAGCTCGTCTTTCGTCATGCCAACCTTTTTTCATTTGAGATAAACGAGTTTTAACTCTATCAGAATAGTCATCAAGAGTATCTTTTTCAATCTCTTCAACAACCTCTTTAGGTAAAGGCTCTTTATTTCTATCTTCAGGAGGAGTGTCATCCTCAATTTCAATATCTACGTCAGTTGATTTTGTATCAATATTGACTTCGTTATTATTTTTTTCTTTTTGCTTGACTTTTACTTCTGGATCATTATTATCAGTGGTAAGCTGGGACTCAGTATTATCTAAATCATCAGGATACTCAAAAATAATATCGCCATCTTTTACTTCAGCCATATATTTCTCCTATGCGCGTGTATAGCCGCGTGGGTCTTGAACTACACCCTCAACGGTATCGTCGTTAATAATGCGGAATTCTCTTCCGTGGATTTTAAATCTTGTACCTGCATATGCACGTGTCAAAACAAAATCACCCTCTTTACACCATGGACCTGTAGGAAATCTAGTTTCATCTTTATAAGCTAGGTCACCTACTTTTACTACAAATAAAACTACAGTTGAATGTTCTTCTATAGTTCTAGTTGAATCTGCTTTTACAATACCACCTTTATATGTTTCTGACGCATCAGGAATTGCACAAAGTATTTTGTATCCTTTAGGTTCAGGTAACTGTAAACCTCTTTCTTCAATCGGTATATCTTCTGCTTTTATTTCATCTACGTTTGGAATATAAACTGGTCGACCGCTTGCATCAACTATGTTTTTATTCATTGTGAGTATGTCACTCATCTTCAAATGTCTCCATTTTTTGTGCAAGGTCTTTTATAATACTTTCTGCGACGGATAGACCTCGTATATATCCTGTCATATTAGTATACGAAGCATAATCTTTTGCTGCCCCGTCTCCTAAATTCATTAATACTGTTTTGCGCTGATCCTCTATTCGAGACATTAATAGTTCTAGCGTTTGATCCATTTAGTTACTCCTTAAGTTGATCTGTATTTTTTCTAGTTTGTTGATTCTTAATTTCTAAATCTTTATTTCTATATATGTTTTCCATACCTAAACGAGTACCTTCTGCTAATTGATCTGCTTGTAGTTTTTCTTTATCAAAAACTGTTTTAGCTCCAATACGTGCACCTTCAATTCTTTCTTGAGATTCAATCTTAGCTTTTTCAAGTTCAAGTTTAGCTTGATCAAGTTGGATATCTGCTTGAGTTTTTTGAGCTTTAATTTGAACTTCTTGTGCTTTAAGTTGTAACTCTTGTTGTTGCATTTGAACAATAGGATCTTGCTGCTGAGCTTGAGCTTGTTGCTGAGCAGCTTCAGCTTGATTTTTTTGTAACAATTGATCTGCAGCTTTAGCAGCCAGCCTAGAAATTTCAACTTCCATATCTTCTGGTAATTGATCATCTGGTGCAGGTAAATCAACACCAGCTTGTTCTTCAATCTGTTTTCTATATTCAAAAGCAATATGTTCATTAATATGAGCTAATGCAGCAGCTTGAATTAATTGTGCTTTAGGATTTTGTGCCATAAGTTGTGCAATCTTAGGATCATTCATAGCACCCATATGTACTTTAATATGAGCTTCATGGTCTTGGTAAATAAATGCTTTTACAGGTTTACCATTCATAATAGCCATATTTTCAGCTACAGGATCTTTTGGTTTTTGATCTTCTGCTGTTGGAATAAGCTTACCAATATTCTTAACACCTAATACTTCTAACATCTGACGATTAAGCTCTGGTAAATCATAAATTTGTGGGTTAGCTTGTGCCATTTGCATTACAGCTTGATACTGTACAACTTTTTGTGACATAGTCGCTGCATTTGGATCTGATACAGGAATAACTTGACAACAATCATAATCAGATTGTTTAGCTTTTCTATCTCCTACTTCAGGATCATATGAATAATCTTTGGGCGTGTAGTCACGAATAATACCAGCTAATAATTTAAATTCTTGTTTCATTGCATAATGAATACGAGCTTGAACTGCACTCATTACTTTAAGAGTTCTTTCTAAGATAGCTAATGTAGTACCCACTGGGCTGTTAGCAGACATATCTGATACTTTCATATCAGCCGCTGATGCAAAACGTCTACCTTCCTCAATTATTTGATTCATCAATTGGTTTAGAACTTGACTTGGCTCTTTGTAAGGAAGCGGTAAGATATTGTCACGCACTGCACCACTTGGTACATCTACGTCACGCCATTCACCTGGAGCAATCGGAGTGTCGTCGCCTTTGATTCGTAGACCACGAGACTTAAGACCGCCTGGTAGATTTGCTAGCGTACCTGCATCAACTAACTGACGAAGTATCATCGTACCTGACTTAGCAAATGCGCCGATTAAATGAATTAAACCGAAACAGTAGAAACCAAATCCTGGTATGTATCCGTAGTGAACGAAATGTTGACGCTTAGCTTTTAATTTATCGTCTGGATTCCAATTACGACGAATCGCTAATATAGTGCCCGTGCCTTTTTCAATTGTTATTACATACGGTAATGCAATGCCATCTTCACTATCACCATTTTCTAAATCAAGATTAACATGCATCTCTAAGATTTTATATCTGTCATCTTCTGTTGGATTAAATCCTAACTTTTCTGCAATCTTTTTCTCTGCTTCGTCAATATCTAAATACGGTTCACCTAAATCTACATCGCGATAAAAACCTGCAACTTGTAATCTATGTAATTCATTTTTTGTTTTACGCATCACATGAGTAACACGTTCTGCTGTTTCTAAATTAGATGCACCATATGGAACTACGATATCTTCAGCTGGAACATACATCGATACTTGGCGTTCAATGTTAGGATCGTAATAAACTTTTTTAAATGAGTTACCAGATAAGCCCAAGCCCCATAGCATGCGTTCATGTTCCGGACGATATTCTGGCATCATGTCCGTGAGCTGATAGTTCATGTCGTCTTTTACACGTTCAGCTGCGTCTTCTTTTTCTCTTGTTTGTTTACCAATAATTTGAGTTTTAACTGGACCTGCTGCTGGAAACGTTTCCATCATAGTTTCAGCTTGGAACTTAACTAGCGCTTCTGTCATTAAGGGATGATATACATTACATGCGCCGGGCCACGGTTCTGTTCTATCTTCTACTTTTAAGCCTAGCAACTCTAAGCCATCTACATAAGTCGTTAACCAATCTTTTCTTGAATTAATATCGGCATCATATTCGCCCATTAAATCACCTGACAACTCGGTTAACTGACCTTCATCCATATCTTCTGCTAAGTTAGCATTGAATTCATCATCAACTTCTTTACCTGGCACAATAGTAATTTCCATACTACCATCATCTAATGTAACTGAATCTGGATTCTCAATTTCAATACTTAAATCTGGTTCGGCTTGTGCTAATTCTTCTAGGCCTTTAGGTGCTTGTGATAAACTTTTATCTATGTTGTTTGCCATAATTTAATCCTTAATCTTTTCCTTGTTTATCAAAATAACACATCCAATTTTCGCCACGTCCGCGTACATAATGTAAAAATACTTGTCCATACTCTTGCCCTTGAAATACATCACGCCAATGTTCTGAAATTGTACCTAAATAAATAACAGCTTGGCCCAACTTTAAATTACATGATATTGTTTCCCCACCAGGTTTAGTAAACCATATAGGCCATTCAGTTCCGTCACCACCTAGGTGTAATGTCACACTTACTTCACAAGCATGGTGATCTGTATGTTTTTCCAAAACTTCTTCATTAGCATATATTCTTGCATAACTATATGTTGGAAACATTGGCTCTTCCAAAACTTTAGACATAAATGGTGTCTTGTCTATTAATAATTCTAAGAACCATCTAAAGTTATACATCGCTAGTGACTTAGGACATTGTACATCGTGTCTAAAAGTTTGAGGATTTTTGTTAACCTCGTCTTTAAAGTACCCATATAGTTCTTGAGCTTTTTTAGGTGTAATAAAGTTATCTATCACAATATAGTTATTTTCAAACAGTTGTTGTTTTAAACTCATATTGCGTACAATCTGTTTCGAGAACTTTTAAATCCTGGTATATCTTCAGCTTCATCACTAGGTAATCTTACAAATCCGCCTTGTCTATAGCGCATGAGTGCCATAGTAGTTGCATCAACTAAGTCATCATTAGCACCACTTGGAAAGTCATTACATTCTTCTATAACTTCTTTTGCCCAGCGTCGGTCTGGAGCCCATACTATACCACTTCTAAAGAGGTCTGACACTGCATTTACGCGCGATATCTTGTCTTGACCCTTTCCAGGCGTGAATTCACTAACAGGTACACCCATTCTTCTAAACTCTTGATATAGAGCTGCACCGTTAGATTTCTTTTCTACGATAAACGAATCAGGCTCCCAATCTTTATATTCTTCTAAAACTAATTCTTTTAATTCAGGAAACTCTAAACGTTTTTTAACTGCATTTAATAGTATTATATTATAGTTGTTGACTTCTTCATTAAAGAATACACCCCAAGTTAATAGTGCATTATAGTCAGCCCTATTATTTGCTTCTTGAGCCGCGTCTAACGTCATAATAGTAAATTCACATTCTGGAGGATCTTCTTTTTCCCATATCTTCCACCACTCTCTTTTAATTAGCGCACCCTCTTCTGATACAGGGTTTTGCATATATTGTGAGTTCCAATACCTAACATCTAACGCTGCTTTCTTAGAAAGTAATTCATTTAAAGGCCAGAACTCAGGCCATAGTGATGCTAATTCACCTTGCTTATCTTCAATGATTGCTGGAAACTCTACTACTTCCCAATCATCTACTTCTTCATTCTTTACCATTTGATTAATGATCTCACCTGTTAAATCAAGTTTAGACCATCTTGTCATTACTACGATAATCGCACCACCAGGCATAAGACGTTGAAGAGGGCCAGACTGAAACCACTCCCAAGCAGGCTTAAATACATCAGCTCGTCCAAGCTTAGCATCCTGCTCAGA